TTCCTGATGGCAAAAACCAAATGTCAGAAATTTTAAATGCTACCTTCAATGAAAAAGCAGGTATGTATTCTACTGTTCGCTCTGAGGTACCACAACATTTTGTTGGTCGAGTAAGTAGAGAAGCCTACAGTTTAGAGAATGATGTAGCAGTACAATCTAGCAAAGGTATAGTTCAACTATCCCAAACTGCAGAAGGTACAGCACCTCTACCATATGAGGATATAGCAGAGATTGCTGCTATGAGTAAGTTTAAAGAAAAATTTACTTTTATGTCAGCACTAGGTGGAGCAACTAAAAATAAATTTACTCGTGCCTATACTAACTTTTGGGCATCTTTTACTTTGTTCCCACGTCTTGGAATAAGAACAAGTATTGATGAAGGTTTCTTTTATTTTCTAACTGCACCTAAAGAAGCATTAGTTAAATTTGCTGTTGGTGGTCGTAAAGCAGTAAAAGGCTTAACTACAATTAGTGGCTCTAAATCTGCTATTGGTTATAAACGTGCAGTATATAAGTTGTTTCCTAAAATGGATATTACTCAAAAGATTCCATTTGATAAGCGTGTAGAACTTGTAGAACAACTGGCTGCTGATTTAAAAATTACGCCAGAGCAGGTTATGCAAGAACAAATTCGTCTTGGGTTAGTTGATAGGTATGAAGAAATTATAGAACCTAAACTACCTAAAGGTGCTTTAGTTAATATGCGTAAGTTGTTAAAAAATAACCCATCTGCCGTTGATTCAATTGCTAACTCAATGGGTGCAAAAACTTCTCTTTCTGCAAGAGTTGACCAAGAATTTATTAATGCTCAGTTTACTCCGTCTAATCTTACTAAAATGATGGAAGCAAACGGGCTTAAAGCATCTAAAAAATATAGAGCAGTAGATATCCGTGAGTTAAATGAACTAGAAATAGCGGTTGCTCACTTTGATAACTTTAGCATTCGCTTTTCTTACAATGGAAAAACTGTAGGAGATGGGCAATATGTAAGTCCAGTTGCTCCATTCTTTAGACATAATGGTTTAAAAACTGGTGGAGATTTTGAATTAGCCAGAAGAGACCTATTAGAACAAGTAGGTGTACGGGCTGACCTAGATTTAAATACATTTGATGTTTTTAATACTCAAAAAGTAAAAGATTTTAACAAACAATTTAGCACAACTGTGTACTATCGTCAGCAAAATATGACAGAGGCAGATATTGCCCGTGTTCATATAGATAATATGTTGATTGATATGTATAACACATTTCACGGTGGTCCAAATTCATATAATCAAAAACTATATGATGCAATTGCAGACCGTCATGCTTCTTTAATTGCCGATAAAAAGAAAATGGTTAAGTCTGCTTGGGCTAAAGCCTCCGCATCTTTAACTCCAGAAGAATTTATTAGCCTTACTAAAGGATTCCGCCCTACTAGTGGGCAGATTAATACACGTTTAGTATTTACTGGTGGAGAAGCAGACCTTAACAATCTAAAAGATGTTAATGGAAATGCTGAGATACTAGGCAAATTCCAAAATTGGGCTATGGATGTAATGGATGCACAGGTAAATGGTTTGTTCCGTCAACCTGCCTTATGGATTACATATAGCAAATATATGGACGACCTTGCTCCATATGAAAAGAAACTTGTTAGCCAGTATCAAAAAATTATTAAAGAAGATAATCCTTTAATTTCAGATGCTAAGGCAGCAAAACTTGCTAAGGCTCAGGCTGAAAAGCAAACTGTTGAAATAGCCTGGAATGGCGCAGTTAATGAGTTAATTACCTACGCTGATAATCCAAATATCAAGAGCAATCTTGCTGTATCTGTTCGTTCAGTAGGTCGTTTCTATAGAGCAACTGAAGACTTTTATCGCCGTATGTACCGTGTATACACAAAGAAACCACTACAAACTTTGTATCGTTTGCGCTTATTACACACAGGATTACAGGCAAGTGGTGATGTGTACGAGGATGATAAAGGGGATTTATACGTAACTTTTCCTACAGATATTATTGTTAACTCTGCACTAAATCCAGTAATTCGAGCATTAACTGGCAATGATGATTTTAAGGTTCCAAGTTTTAATGACTTCGCCTTAAAGTTAAGATTAATTAACCCATCATTTGCACCAGATGCTGGTCAACCAGCCTTTAGTGGTCCAGTAGCAGCGGTTGGTTTATATGCTTTAAAGTCTTTCTTACGTGAACTACCTTTAATTCCAAGTGGTATTAAAGAAAAGATTGCGCCAGAGGCAAGTCAAGCAGCAGATATTATTAACAATATTGCTCTTGGCAATATAGGTAAGAATCTAGATTTACGTGAAGCCTTAACGCCATTATTGGGTTCTACTATTTGGTCTACTATTTCTCCTACAGAATCAGATAGACAAAAATCTACAGCAGTATTACAGGCTATATCATACTTCCAAGCCTATGGTTATAGTTTGCCAGCAAATGCAAGTGTAGAAGAAACAGATAAGTATTTAAGTAATATTAAAATTGGAGCAAGCAGTATTGTTGTAGCACGTAATATGATAGGCCAGATATCTCCAGGATATCCAGCATTACGAGATACAAAAGGTTTGCCAGACTATATGAAGAATGTAGGTATTACTTCATTTAAGGCAGAGTTTTGGGATATCTATAACAGTATACTTCGCAACGATTCAGAAAATGCATTAGATGCTTTTGACTTAGCACTGGCTACTTTTGTAGGAAAAAATCCAGGCAAATTAGCCTATGTTGTTCCTAGGGGTAATAATGCTATGAAAGTATTTATTAATAAAACACAAGAAGTAAAAGACTGGTCTGTTAATAACGCACCATTTATTGATACCTATAAAGAAACTGCTTATATATTTGCTCCAAGAATTGGAGAGTATAATCCAGATATATATAACTGGATGGAAGCAGAAGGTATTATTCAACTTCCTAAAGATAAAGAAGAGTATAACCTTTATATATCTAACTACTTAAAAGATGTTCAATTAGCAGAAGACCGTGAGACTTACTTCTCGATTGAAGATAATCAAAAGGCTGAGTTAGCAAAGACCACTGATATTGACCTACGTAGAGAGATTATCTATAAGTCGCAACAAGCCCGTAAGGCTATGTTAAATTCTAACCCATATTTAAAGAATGAAATTATGGGTAATATAGATAATCAGGGTGCACTAGAGGTTAAGTTTAGCGAACTATCACAAATAGTTTCTAGTAAAAATACTCCTATAGATAAGCGTTCAAGGGCTGCTATGCAACTAATTGTTGCAGAAATGAGTCAGTTCTTAACCATTGCTAAGGACAAACAAATGTCTAGTCGTTCTGACTTTAGCGAAGTAAAGGCTGCTAAGAAGAAAAGCATTAACAAAATAATTGAAGAGTACAGTAAAACATACCCAGAGATTAGAGAGGCAAATCGTTTGATTTTCCGTTCACTATTGAACTCATACTCCAAGGATGTTACAACAGCAAGAGCACAGGAGGAATAGTATGGGTGACCGTCCATTTGAAGTAGAAGCACAACAGAAGTCACAAAACTATGCAGACCTTGATGCTAAGTTTGGCGAAACTGGTGAGTATAAAATTACCTTTGACCAGAATGGTAAATATCGTCAGATTGTTAAAACTGATGGGGACAAAACTGTTCAGTACTTTTTATATGTATACCCAGATGGCAACTTTGATGTTGTAACTGGAAGTCAATACGTTGCTCAGGTTAAAAAAGATAATGCTGGTAAATTAGAAAAACTTAGAAATGATTTATTTAGAACTAACTTCTTAAGCGAAAAAGAATATACAACTAAAGATAGCAATGCTTTTACTACTGCTATTTTAAAGGCTGGTTCTACCCAATCAGTAGAGCAAGTAGACTCTTTTCTTATAGATAAAGAAACTAAATTAAAACCATTCTTTGAATGGACAGCAAGCCGTCCTGGCTCACCAGATGGTGGCCCTACAAAAAGCAGGGTTGAAACTACAGAAGTAGATGCTGCTGAGATGATAAACAACTATACTCAGCAATTATTAGATAGGCCAGCAACTGAAGAGGAAAAGAAACTATTCTTTCAGAAGATTAAATCTGCAGAAAAGTTGGCAGTAGTTGTAAATAAAAATGTTGGTGGAGTTACAGTAACAAGTGGTTCTAAGTTAGCAGATGCTGATTATAGAGAGATTGCTTTTGATACACTTAGAAAGTCAGTATCTTCTTTAACTGATGAAGAGATAGGTAAGGGTACTGGAGCACTAAGCCAATCAGTATCTTCTTTAAAAGAATACGCTACCCAGTATGGTATTAACCTATCTAACCGTGAAGCATTTAATCAGGTAATGAGTGGAATGGTAGAGGGTAAAACCCTTACTACTGGCAAGTTAGATTCACAACAACAGGCTATTAAGAATATGGCTAAAACTTTCTATCCTAATATGTCTAACATCATTGATGGTGGTGGAACTGTTAGCGGTATAGCAGACCAATTTGCTTCTATTATGTCTAGAACTTTAGAGATACCAGCAAATTCAATTAACGTATTTGATAAGAGAATTCAGAAGGCTCTAGCCAATAACGGGAAACCAGGTGTAATGACTACTACGGATTTTGAAGTCCTATTACGTAATGAACCAGAGTGGGCTAAAACTAAAAACGCTAAAGAAGAAGCAGCAAGTTATGCTACTAGTATTCTTCAGAGTTTTGGATTGATGGCATAATGGCAACTCCTAAAATGTCTAAAGAGGAAGCAGCGGTTCGTAAAGCGCTTGCTGCAGTTCAGGCTGATACTGGCTTACAACAAGCACAGCAAATAATAAATACTGGGGTTGTTCCTCAAGCACCTACTGCTTCTCAAATATCTGATATTACTAATCCAGAAATGCGTAAGATTCTGGAAGGTATGTCTAAGACTGCTACTACATTACAAGAAAAACTTGCTAAAGATGCAGCAGCAATTGGTTATGAGATTAATCCAAATACTGGAATGCCTCAACCTATAACTCAACAACAACAACAACAGCAACAGCAGCAGCAGCAGCAACAACAGCCTGTAATAGATAAAGATACTCAGGATGCTTTTGCTATACTTAAAGGTGCCTTATCTAGTTATGGATTAGAAAGCCTTTATAGTGTTATTGAAGGTTATATGAAGTCTGGCCTTGGGCCAGAGCAGGCTAAGTTAAAGATTAAACAAGAACCAGCATACCAAGCAAGATTTGCTGGTAATGAAAAGCGTAGAACTGCAGGATTAAATGTTTTATCTGAGGCAGAATACCTTGGCTTAGAAGATGCATATAGTCAAACACTTAAAGCCTACGGACAGCAATCATATTTTGGTGCAACCCGTGATGCTCGTCAAAACGCAATGGCTGCTTTAATTGGTGGAGATGTATCTGCTACTGAGTTTAAAGATAGAATTGATTTGGCTGTCACTAGAGTTACCAATGCAGACCCAGCAATAAAGACTCAACTAAAAGCCTTTTACAATATTGAAGATACTGACTTAGTTGGATACTTCTTAAATCCAACACAGAATCTACCTAAACTAGAAGAGAAGGTTAAGGCAGCAGAAATTGGAAGTGCTGCAGCAGCCCAGAATCTAGTAACTAGCATGGCTACTGCTGAAGACCTAGCCAAGTTTGGGGTTGATTTAGCAACAGCACGTAAGGGTTATGCAACTATTGCAGATGTCTTACCTACTGCTGGCAAGTTAAGCGATATTTATAGACAAGAAGATATTACTTATGGTCAGAAAGAAGCCGAAGCAGAAACATTTAAAGGATTAGCCTCTGCTCAGCGTAAAAGATTAAAACTAGCAGAACGAGAAATTGCATCCTTTAGTGGACAATCAGGTATGAGTAAGTACTCATTAGGAAGTAAATCAGCAGGACAAATATAGATTCCCTACACGGACCTACCAGCCCCGTGAGGTGTACAAGTCTGGGAGTAGAAGCCAGCCAGTTTCCCCGAACTGAACTGTGGTCTACGAACTAATCAACGAATAGAAAGGGTGGTTGCTATGAGCAACAATTACTGGGAAGACGAAGACGAAGACCAAGATAACGACACACCTCTGCAAGGTGATGACTTAGTTAAGAAACTAAGAAAAGCCAAACGTGCAGATGAGAAGCGTATCAAGGAACTTACTGAGCAACTTGAGGGTTTATCCAAGGTGCAGCGTGAGCGAACCGTCAAAGAAGTCCTAGAGAAAAAAGGTGTAAACCTTAAAGCAGCAAGACTAGTACTAAAAGACTTAGATGATGTTAGCGAAGAGACAGTTTCACACTGGCTTGATGATAACGCAGATTTGTTTGGAATAAATGTTCCTGCTCAGTCTAATGCAGATAACGCATCCCTTGCGGCTCTACGCCAACAGGATGTAGTTACTCAAGGTGCGGTTACACCAGACCGTGAGCAAGACTTCAACACAAAGATTGACAATGCTCAATCTGCTGATGAACTAATTGCATTATTGCGGTCACAACAATAATAATTCCGTTCATAGTCACTTGGAGGTGACGAAATGCCTACAGTAAATTACACAACCACAGGTTCTTCCTCTCTTGGAGGTACCGCTGGTTCTGCTGGCTTAGTTCAAAAGGCGTATGACCGTCTTCTTGAATTCGCTCTCCGTTCTGAACCACTAATTCGTTCAGTTGCAGATAAGCGTCCAGCAAGACAAGCAATCCCAGGTTCAACAGTTGTTCTACAACGCTATGTTGACCTATCAAGAGCAACAACACCACTGACCGAATCAGACGATGTCGATTCAGTAGCGTTGTCAACACCAACCTCAGTAACCATCACTCTTAACGAATATGGTAACTCAGTGTTGGTAACTCGTGCGTTGGAACTATTCAGCCTTGCTGATGTAGACCCAGCAATCGCAAACATTATCGCTTTCAACCTAGCAGATTCTATTGATGCTATCGCAATGACTGAGTTGCGTGGTGGTTCAAACGTAATCTATTCAGGTTCAACAGCAACTTCAACTGCAACAATTACCGCAGCAGCAACTTTAAGTTCTGCTAACGTTTTAAAAGCAGTTGCAAAACTACGTGCTAACAATGCCGTACCTCGTAAGGGTACAAACTTCTGGGCTGGTATCCACCCAGAGGTATCTCACGATTTCCGCCTTGCTACTGACACAGGTAACTGGTTAGTACCAAACCAATATGGTGCTTCACAGGACCGTGTTTGGGCAGGAGAGATTGGTGTATACGGCGGAGCATACTTCGTAGAAACTGCACGTATGTACAAGGCTGCAGACGGTTCTGGTGGAACTGCTGCTAACAGCGTATACCGCACAATTATTTGCGGACAGCAAGCACTTGCTGAGGCTGTAGCAGAAGAGCCACACACAGTTATCGGACCAGTAGTAGACCGCTTAATGCGTCATCGCCCAATGGGTTGGTATGGCGTACTAGGTTTCAAACGCTACCGTGAAGAGGCTCTATACAGAATCGAATCAGGTTCTTCAATCGCTGCTTAGTTGATTGACGGTTGGGCACTGTTTATACGGCGAATACGTTGCAGTGCCTAACAGTAAGTTCATTAAGGAGAACAATGGCGTATTATTTATTTAAGACACCTAATGTAGAAGAGGGACCAGCAGGTGGACACAGGCTGTTCTACTTTTATAAACTAAATAGAGGTATTAGTATTGCTAAATCTGGTGCTACTTATTCACAAGTAAGATATCCAGTAGATGAAGATATAGCAGACTATGATGAATTTTATCGTGGTGGCTATACCCATACAGTTGATGATACAACTAGAGCAGCATTAATTGCTGGTGGTGTTGGCGTTACTTCAGCCAACTTTACAGCACTATGAGTTTACATCAAGAAAGAACACATCCAGAGTTTGTAGAAGGATGTTTTGGTTGCAAGATTAGTACCCTTGAGTTAGCCCCAGGGGATGCTAGAAAACCAATAGCCCAGAAAAAATGGGACGGAGAATTGGCTGCTTATCGTGCTGCAAGAGCCGAAGGTATCCAACCAGGAGGGACAACTTGGCGGCAAATCAATGCAGCACGGGAAGCCTCTGAGAAGTTAAACAAACCATATGATGCAAACACTATGCCAGCGGCTCAAAAGATAGACCAACGGGTAGCAAACACAATGCGAGAGGTAGGAATGTAATGCCAAAAGTAGGAAAGAAGAAGTTCCCATACACAGCCAAGGGTAAGGCTGCAGCCAAGGCTTATGCTAAGGGTGAGAAGATGGAATCCAAGTCTGAGAAGATGATGGAAATGAAAAAGGGTATGAAAAAAGCAGCCGTAAAGAAAATAGGTAAGAAGAAGTAATTATGGCTACTCCTAAACCAAAACCAAAGCCTACTACTTTAAGAGGTAAGGCTGCAGTTGATGCATATAAAAAGTCTTTGACTCCTGCAGAAATTGCCAAAGTTGAAGCACTTGCAAAAAAAGCACTTGAAGAAAAATATCCAGGAATGTTTATACCAGGAACCCGTACCAGTGCTGGCATATATAGGAGCAAGTAATGAAAGCCAAAAAAGGAATGGGATTCAAAGCAGCGCAGAAGCAAATTGCGAAAAAACAAGGTATCTCACAGGAACGTGCTGGAGCAATCTTGGCTGCAGGTGCGAGGAAAGCCAGTAAGGCTGCAATTAAAAAGAACCCTAATCTATTAAAGGTTAAGGGTGTCAAAAAAGCAGGACGAGGAAAGTAATGTCATCGGGTCAACGTAAGCGTCATGACGGTTGGAATAAATCTATTATGCGGGATGGTGTAATAGTTATTCTACGTAAGGATGGGTCGGAGAAAGTCCGCCTTGACCCTAAGACAAAAGAAGTAGTTAAGGGGAGCAAATGAAAGATTCAAGATTAAAGAGAGCAGGAGTATCTGGTTTTAATAAACCAAAGCGTACTCCTAATCATCCAACTAAATCACATGTAGTTGTGGCTAAAGTTGGTAGTCAAGTAAAGACTATTAGATTTGGACAGCAAGGTGTAACTGGGGACAAACAACCTACTGCTCGTCAGAAATCATTTAAAGCACGTCATGCTAAGAACATTGCTAAAGGCAAAATGTCTGCAGCATATTGGGCGGACAAAGTAAAGTGGTAGCAAAGAAAAAGACCAAGTCTAAAGTAAATGCTGCTGGTAATTACACCAAGCCTGGTATGAGGGCTGCATTGTTTAAGAAGATTAAGGCTGGTTCTAAGGGTGGAGACCCAGGGGAATGGTCAGCCCGTAAGGCACAATTACTTGCTGTTCAATATAAGAAGGCTGGCGGAGGATATAAGTAATGGCACTTGCTAAATCTCAAAAGTCTTTAAAGGATTGGACTAAACAGAAGTGGAAGACTTCTGATGGTAAGCCATCCAAGGGTAAGAAAAGATACTTACCTGAGAAGGCTTGGGCTGCATTAAGCCCTGCTGAGAAGGCTGCTACTAATAAAGCCAAGGCCGCAGGTAATGCTAAGGGCAAACAGTTTGTTAAACAACCTAAATCAATAGCCAAGAAGGCTGCTAAGTACAGATAGGGACATAGGGGACTATGAGCAAAAAAGATTCTATTGCACTAGTTTGGTGCGACAATGGAATGGTAGATGGCAAGTTTATGCAAGGCGTAGCAGATGTAATGCTGAAGTCTGGCGTAGAGTTTGCTACAACATTACGTAGCCAAGGTAATCAAATTGGTAGGCAGCGACAAACAGTTTTTGATTACTGGTATGACAAGACTGATTACGAATGGTTATTCTGGGTAGACTCAGATGTAGTAATTAGTCCAGAGAAGTTTAAGTTATTATGGGATAACAGGGATGCTGAGAAGCGTCCTATGATTACTGGAGTATATTTTACTACAGATAATCCAGAGGAACCTTTGATGGTTCCAATGCCTACATTATTTAGTTTTGTTGCTAATGAGGATGGTGGCTTTGGATTAGCCAGAGTACATCCACTACCTCAGAATCAACTTATTAAAGTAGATGCAGCAGGTATGGGATTTATCCTAATGCACCGCAGTATCGTACCTAAAGTCCGTGAAGTAGCAATTGACAAAGTAGTCTTTATGGAAATGGGTAGAGGTAAGAAATTTATAGGCGAAGATATATTCTTCTTTGCCCTATGTGATAAGGCTGAAGTTCCACTGTATGCCCATACTGGTGCGTTAGCCCCACATATGAAGCGGTTCTCTTTTGATGAACATTACTATCAAGCATTTTTTGGCAAACCTAAAGAAGAACCTAAGTCAAAGTTAATTAAACCCAACAAAAAAATCATTACACCTAGATAATAAAGGAAGATATGACAACTACCCTATCGAACATAATGGATGAAATCCAGATTAACCTTGCTGGATATACATACCAACAGGATAGAGCAACACACTTAAGTAGTGCTGTTTCTACCTTAACGTCATCATCTACATCACCTACAGTTCTATACTTAGGCTCTACTGAGAATCTAGGTAAAGGTATTGTTGAGGTTGACGAAGAGTTATTATGGGTAGATTCATTTGACCGTGTGGCTAATACAGCCACTGTAGCCCCGTATGGCCGTGGTTATCTAGGCACTACTGCTGCTACACATACAGCAGACACTAAGGTTACTATCTCCCCTACCTTCCCACGTTTTGTAATTAAACGTGCAGTTAATGACACCATTAAAGCAATGGGTGCTTCTATATTTGCAGTAGGAGATACTTCATTTACTTACAATGCAGCAATTACTACTTATGCATTTGCTAACTTAAACATAGATAATATTTTAACAATTATGTGGCAAGAGATTGGTCCATCTAAAGAATGGATACCAGTAAGACGTTGGTCTTTTGATTCTTTTGCCGAACCTACAGCCTTTGGATATGCCTCAACTGATGATGTGCAAACAGTAACTATTGGTGATTACATCACCCCAGGCAGAACTGTAAAGGTTGTTTATGCAACTGAGCCAACTGCTTTTACAACTAATGCTC